GTGCCAAGTGAATAAACAACAATTTGATATCGGCACTTATTTTACAATCAAATACTATGCCGACAAACACAGCAAGACAATCACAAGAAAAGCACAATGGACAAAAGATTGTTATGAAAGCAATCACAAAGTTAAGAAATATCCATACATTAAATACTTTGATGTTGATGCAAATGGAATTAGATGTGCATCTAAATCATGGGAAATAAGCGAGGTAAAAATATAATGGCTGATAAATTTCAAACTGAACTAAGCACAGAAGAAACTAAAAAGACAGTTAAACTGTCTGGTAGTGGTTTATTTGCTACGTTTAAAACGCAAGAAGAATTGCGCAACTACATTGAAAGTCATAGTGTAGCTGAAGAACGTAGACTACTTTGGTTAGGTGTTATGTTTGGCAGTAATTATACTGCTCATCAAGTCAATGAAACATTTGATCTGACGTATAAAAAGGATATCAAATGAAATATTGCCAAGGTCCAAGTTGCCACGAGCATAAAACTAAAGATAGAATAAGAGGTAGTAAAGGCGATAAGCATTATGAAACGCGCAAGCGATCTTCATTCTGGTATGGCAAAGGAAACTTTTGTGATCAACGATGTATGTATGATTGGATTGATAAGCATATTGAACATGGACTTGATCACTTCGGTAGAATACACGAGCCTAAAAGATTAGGTTGCGATAGCGCTTGGTATAAGACATATGATTGGCGAGGTAATGGCAATGTTCTTCATTACTTTGTTAATGATTTACTTGGCGAACGCCAACCAATTACAGAACAACAATACGATGACAAAGATTTAGTTCGTCCTAACTAAATGGTCGAGGCGCTAACGCGCCTCGGCTCTCCCATTGACAGCACTTATAAGATTTAATAGGATAACTCATGACTAAAAGAATATATAAAAGAACTAATCCATATTCTGGACAATCAGAAGTATTAACAAACGATGAGGCAATGTTATACGATATGATTAAACAAGCAGAGCAGATGGAAGAATATAACAAGATGCAAAAGGGATTAGATAAGTTCAGCAGATTAAATGCCAAAGCTTATATGACATTATTAGACTAGCCACTCGCTTCGCGTCGCGCGCTTCGCGCGCCGCGGGGCTTTCAATAGAGGTACCAAGTCGATCCAGGTATTTGAACTTCACTATCTCTTTACTTACTTATAAAAAAAAGGGGTCCCAAAACTTACCCTTTAATGCTTGATTTAGACGGTTAAAGCCCCTAAAACCATTATGGGACCCATAATGCAGATAAACCTTGAAAAAATTAAAAAATTACCACCCGATATAAGAAAAGATTTTTATAGACTGTATCTAAAGTACGGAGAGAAGAAAAAAGTTTCTAAGATCCAGTCTGATTTCCTAAGTTTCGTGAAACACATCTGGCCTGACTTTATTCAGGGTTATCATCACACTATTGTAGCTAAGAAATTTAATGACCTATCAACCGGTAAAATTAAGCGACTGATTGTTAATATGCCACCAAGGCATACCAAATCCGAATTCGCTAGCTCCTTGCTGCCCGCTTGGATGATCGGGCGCAATCCGAAACTGAAAATCATTCAAACGACTCACACCGGAGAGCTTGCCGTACGATTCGGTCGTAAAGCCAAGCACCTTATTGATTCACCCGAGTACCAGGAAATTTTTAAAACGACGTTGCAGGAAGACTCGAAAGCGGCGGGAAGATGGGAAACAGCACAAGGCGGCGAGTACTTCGCAGCCGGCGTCGGTGGTGCTATCACCGGTCGGGGCGCGGACCTTCTTATCATCGACGATCCACACTCGGAACAAGATGCTATGAACCTCGGTGCACTCGAGCGAGCTTATGAATGGTACACTTCAGGGCCACGACAAAGATTACAGCCGGGAGCGTCTATCGTCTGCGTAATGACCCGGTGGAACGTAAAAGATTTAACGGGTATGCTCATACAGGCTCAAAAGGAAGCAAAGGCTGATCAATGGGAACTTATAGAATTCCCAGCGGTAATGCCGAGCGGTAAACCCGTATGGCCGGAGTATTGGAACATCAAGGAACTGGAAACGGTAAAGGCTTCGGTATCCCTCGGTAAATGGAATGCACAGTGGATGCAGAATCCAACATCGGAGGAAGGTGCAATCATAAAAAGGGAATGGTGGAAAAAATGGAAATACGATCACATGCCCAAGCTCGAACACATCATCCAATCGTATGATACTGCCTTTATGAAAAAGGAAACGGCGGATTTCAGCGCCATTACTACGTGGGGTGTCTTTAGAGAAAATGAGGACAAGCCTCCTAATTTAATACTTGTAGATTCTTTTAAAGGAAGATTAGAGTTTCCAGAACTAAGAAGAAAGGCACTGGAACAATATAAATACTGGGAACCGGAAACAGTTTTAATAGAAGCGAAGGCATCGGGACTGCCTTTAACTTATGAATTAAGAAATATGGGAATCCCCGTTGTTAACTTTACACCGAGCAAAGGAAATGATAAGCATACAAGAGTAAACGCAGTAGCCCCTTTATTTGAAAGTGGCACTATATGGGCGCCCACTCACAAAGAGTTTGCACAGGAAGTCATGGAGGAATGCGCTGCATTCCCGTACGGCGATCATGACGACTTAGTAGATTCCATGACGCAAGCGGTCATGCGCTTCAGACAGGGAGGATTGATTCCTCACCCAGAAGACTATAAACAAGAGAAGATAATTAGAAACAAACAGGTTTACTATTAATGTTGACACTAGCAGAATGGATCATACGTCTTACTAAAGGCTATATTAGATTTACCGGGAAGAAGCCTGACGGTTTAGCTCACCTTAAAATTAAACTGGAAGCGGCACAGAAAGTTAAAGACCAGAGTAAAGTGGTTAAAGGAAATTTTAATCCTAAGGAAGAATGGTGGAAGCCTAGACCTGAAAAAGGTGGAATTGATAAAGTTCCAGTGAATAAGCAGTTTACAAGATCTACGGCAAAAGACAGAATTAATCAAATTGACAAAGAATTAGAAAATCTTTCAACGGGAGAAGGTAAGTATTCTAAAATGAACAGAAATGAGAGAGAAGACTTGATGATCAAGCTTCAAGATGAAAGCAGCACGCTGCAAAAAGAATTTCCAGAAGATATGGCATCCGGCGGCCTGGCGCGTGTGGGGTATCTTAAAGGTAAAATAGTAAAAGGTATAAAATCGTTATTAAAACCTAAAAAAACTAAATTATCAGAGGCTGACTTTGATGTTGCAAAAGGATTAGATGATTTAGAAAATATAAGGGGAACTAAAGCTAGTGAAATAATGACAATAAAACTTAAATACCCTGGAATTTCAGATGATTTAGTTAGAAAAATTATGGCTGATGATAATCCTCAAAGAAAAGCTGAAGTATTTGCAACTCTAGACGAGGCTTTTAAAATGATGGAAAAAGGTAAAGGTGAAGATGAGATTATAAAAATTTTTAAAGATACAAGTAGAACGAAAAATGCCTCAGGCGGCATTGCAGGACAGCTCCATATGAATCGACCGGGGTATCAACAAGGAAATGAAGTCCTTCCTCCGAGTCTTAGAGGAACAAGGACTGAGGATAAAAAAATTCCTTATTGGGCTGAAAAAATAATGAGTTATGACAAAGACGTTATGCCAGAAGAATATAAAATTCCTGGATCAGGTGGCTATGGATCTGTATTTAGACATGCAGGAAATACAGCTTTACTTAAGAAACAGCTTTCTGAAAAAATGGAACCTTACACAGGAAAAGGAATTGCAGATTTAGCAGGAGGGATAACAGCTTTTGGTGGTGGAACACTTCATGAATTAACAGCTGAATCTCCAATTTTTACTGATGAAGAACGTATGGTTGATGAGGCTTTACCTTTTGATGTAGGTCCTTCAAAAAAATTGAGCTCTGAATTTAAAGAAGATATGCTGGCTAATTTATATGGTGCTTTATATGGAAAAACTGGAATTAAGGATAAGGAAGTATTAGACCAACTAATAAAGAAATTAAGTAAAAAAGACAACTGGAGTGAAATATTTCAGAAACTTATTGACGAACAAAAAGAAGAAAGCTTTTTAAGAGATGATGATCGGACTTTTCGCAATATGCCTCAGCTGATTCGAGTGCCTACAAGAAATCGTAGACCGTGGGAACCTGAGTTTACAACAAAAATGGTAGGTTCTCGTTTTTCAAATAAAAAACTAGAACAAAAAGAATTTATAGAAAAAATGGAAGATAAAGGAAAACTTGCTACTTCAGCGACAGAAGGTTCCTTTGCCAAAGGCGGCAGGATTGGATTCCATCGAGGTTCTTTAAGACATCAAAAAGAACATGATTACCAAGCTTATGAAAAGGAAGGTAACCTTATGAAATATTTAAAGTTATCAGGAGATCGAGCAAAGATGTCCTCACCAGAGCATTGGATAAATCGTTTGTTAAATAATCCTACGGAATCACCAGCACGAGATGACTTTGAAACAATGATGAAAGAACGTTTCATGTATGGAGAGCATAAACCATCTAGTAATTTTGAACAAATCTGGTCGGATATAAAAGGATTATTGAAAAAGAAAGATGAGAAGAAAGCCTCCGGCGGCATCGCAGGGCAACTGCACCTGAATGAAGGTGGCAGGGCGAGGTTTCAGGATGGAGCACTAGCTGCTTATCAGAGTGGACAAGATATTATAGGAGCACCTGTCGAAACACAAACTGCACAAGAAGAAATTAGCTGGGAACCAGGACAAGCAGCTCCTGAAGGTTATGAAGTTAAAAGAGCATTAGGGGATGAGTGGATTCAACGTACAATGCCACCCGTTGGACCTGCAGGAATGATGCCACCCGTTGGACCTGTACCATCTGAACAAGAAGCAAGAGAACAATTTGAAGCATGGGATAAGGCTTATAGAAACGCGACACCTCAAGAGCATTTAAGTATGGGTTTGCATGCAGGACCTAGTATGGTGCCACCAGTACCACCTGCTGGAACATCAATTGACGGGAGGGTCATTACACAAGAAGACATAGATACTTATAATTTTACAAAGAACAGAAGGGAAGCTGAGAGACTGACAGAAATGCAAACCAGAGGAATCGATCCAAGAATGGCTAGATCCTATCAAGAAAATATTCAGCTTATGGGCGACCCAAGAATGCGTGGAGCCAAAGGCGGCCTAGCTAAAATCTTAGGAGTCTAATGGACATACTCACGTACATCAATAAAATGAATCGCTTGTATGGCAGCGAGCAGCAAGTGGCTAGCGGCAAGGGATTTGGTTCAGTGATTTCAGAAGAGTTTGATGAACTCTCTCCCAGAGAAGAACAATATTATCAACAAGGTCCTTTTAGTACTCGTGAAGATTTTCTCGCTGCTAAAGGTGGATCTGTTTACGACACCAGAAAATATTTCAAACCCGGCGGCCTCGTAGAACCGGGTGTCACGCATTATGGCGATAAATCAATAGAAACAAAACATCTAGGAAGTGGTCTTTATGAAACTACCTATAAAAAAGGCAATAAATCTTATTATGGAAAAGTAACTCGAAAGGGCCAAGAATATAAATATGGAAATACAGATAAAGAAAAAGTTTTAGAATGGCTTGAAAAAAAGAAAAAACTTAAGACTGCGCCCACTATTGTTGAACAACAAGCTACTAAAGGTCTTTTACTTGAACAACCTAAGTATAAAAAAGCTTTAGCAAATGCTTTAGAGGAACTTTATCTTATGGAAGATAAAGGTTATGGAGCAGTTCGAAATTTAACTAATAAATATAATACAATGTTTTCTAGAGAGGGAACAACACAGTTTGGAAAAAAGATTGCAACGGATACAACGACGGAAGGAGCAGCTATCGTAAAAGCTATTCGCTCAGAGGCTAAAGCATTAGGAATTGATGACATTAATTCTAAGAATATGGAAAAAGCTTTAGAT